CCTCATCGCGGCGGTTGAAGCGAAGGCTCGCGTGTCGTCGCGCTTCGATCTGTCGGTTGAGAAGTTCCCGAAGACTTACTGTCCGCCGTATAAGACATGCGCGATTGAGCTATCGAGCGAGCAGGCGGTTACTGAGTGGGTGATTGACCACGACCCGGAAGAGATCGGGAAGAAGCTTGTTGTCGAGGTGCGCGCGCCGAAGAGTCGGGCGGCTTAGTTATTCCACGAGCGCGGGCGACCGACTCGGCATTCGGCGTGAGGTATCTGCGTCGGTACACCGGGCTCGGCAATGATCGGCTGGTGACACACCGGACAGTCAATGCTCACCTTCAGATTGCCAACGACTGATTCAGGCATCTGCCTGACTACCTCGCCGAAACTGTCCACGAGCTTTTTGAACGTTTGATAGGTTTCATCCATCAGGCGCGCAACCTCGCGCTCCTGTCTGAGCAAGAGCCTAATCCAGAACGCGATACCTATATTGAAAGCGCAGCCAAGCACTACCAGAATCGCGCAGACCAGATTTAGCCCCGTCACCACGCGCCGAATCTATACCTAATGACCGAACCAAACAACCTAGAATCCGGCGCAGATCCACGCTACAAAAACATCGACTACAAAGCGCAGGAAGCCGACCTGCAGCTCGTGCGCGATGTGGAAGAGGGCGAGACGCGCATCAAAGCCGCGCGCCATACCTACCTACCGCAGGAGCCCGCGGAGTCGGCCGAAGCATACGAGATCCGCCTGAACCGCAGCGGCTGGTGGGACGGAACTTCCAAATGTAAAGCGGCGCTTGTGGGCATGGTGTTTCGCAAGCCGCCGGTAATCGGTGAGGGCCTCGCACCCGAAATCGAAGCGATCGAAGACAACATCGACCTGCAGGGCAACGACCTGAAGGTAGTCGCCAAGCGCGCATTCGATCAGGCGCTGCTCGACGGACACAGTTTCCTGTTCGTGGACATGGCGCGGCCGCTCGATCCCCAGGTTGCGACGAAGGCGGATGAGGTAGGCCGCCGACCGTACCTGCACATCGTCACGAAAGATCAGGTCTGGAACTGGATCGAGGGCAAGAACGCGAAGGGTGAAATAGTCGCGACGCAGGCCACGATCTACGAGTGCGTTAAAGAACAGGTTGGCAGGTTCGCGGAAAAGGAAGTTGAGCAGTGGCGCGTGCTGTACCTGGAAGCCGGGTTCCTGCACTGGCAAGTGTGGCGCGTGCGCGAGACCGAAGGCGGCGGCGAAGAAACCTACGTCCACGACTTCGGCAGCACGTCCACGGTGGATTTCATTCCCCTGGTGCCGATCTACACGCGGCGCACTGGATTTTGGAAATCGAAGCCCGCGCTCCTCGGCCTTGCGCGGTTGAACATCCTGCACTATCAGGGATGGAGCGATCAAAAGAACATCCTGCATCGTTGCCGGGTGCCGTTGATCATCTTCTTCGGACGTGACGCGGAGAACGCAGGGGTTGAGATTGGCCCGAATGCCGCACTCGATATGGGTGAACGTCCGGCCTGTGACGCCATCTATCTTGAGCCTGCGGGCGTGGCAGTCGAGAGCGGCCGACAAGAGCAGCTCGACACCGAACGGTTGATGGGCGTGATGGGCCTTGAGCTTCTCGCGCCAAGATCAGACGTTGAAGTCACGGCAACGCAAAGTGCAATTGACGACAGCTCACAGATTTCAGAGCTTGGCGGAATGGTCGAAGGCCTCGATGACGCGATGAACCAGGTTCTCTGGATGATCGCTGTTTTCCTGACGCTCAAAGACGCGGGCCGGAACGCGGATGACTCCAAGCTGTTCGCGGCTAACAAAGACTTCCAGCGGTTGAAGCTCGACAGCGCGATGCTCACGGCGTTCTCGAATATAGTGCTCTCAAGTCAGCTCCCGGTTGAGCAGCTCTGGTGGGTGATGGGACGCGCTGAGTTGCTGGAGCCGGGGTTCAATCCTGAAAAGGCAAAGATGCTAATAGGCGAGCAGGCGCTCAACCTTGCCCCGCAGCCGGCGGTGAAGGATCCGGCTCTTGCGGCTTAGAGACATGCTCCCTTAACACCACGAAGATCTCCTGCACGTGTTGGCGGCATCCGATGAAAGCAACGTTCGCGTTCTTCCATCGGAAGTAATAGGCCCCCGTGCCGGCTTCCTGTGCGTCGTCGCAATCTTGACAGGCCATAACGCCGCCGATGCTAACACAAATTGGACTACCTCGGCCTACTCATTCACGCCGCCCTGCTGCTGCGCCGCTACGAGAACGCGATCATTCGCGAATCCGTCGACCCGCTCTTCGAAGCCCTGACGCGTGAGATCGCGATCGCCACGAAGGGCCGTCCAGACCTGACCGGCTACTATGCGACGGGCAGCAAGCGCACGACGGCGGCCCAGCTTTCAGGCGTCGACCAGGTGAGGATTCAGAAAGTGCTCGAGCTTGTGTATCAGAGGCTCGAGGAACGCGCGGGCGCTGACCTGGTCCTAGTGGCTGAGAACCATGCGGCGAAGGTAGAGGCCGCGATTGAGCACAGAGCGCCCGCAGAAGGTGGACAAGTACGGTCCACTTTACCGGGGCGACAACCAGCCATCGACCTGACTGGCCGGTCGTCTACCCGCGCCGAAGAGATCCTGGCCCAGGACAGCTTCGACGGCGCGACCTGGAAGCGCTGGAACGAGATCCTGAAAGAAAAAACCGCGCGCGATGTGCAGATCCACACGGCGCTGTCACGCAACGCGAATGAAAGCCCGGCCGAGCTGCGGGCCCGGCTGCAGAAATTTGTTGTGCAGCCCGCACAGCAACGCGCGCGGGCGCTGACGCGGACCTTCACTCTGAATGTCTCGAACGCCCTGCAGTGGGAAGAGGCGGAAGCGGATCCGCGCGTCAAAGGTTACCGGCTGTTGGTCGTTTTAGATGGACGAACTTCCCTGATCTGCATCGCGTACTCGGCCGAACACAAGTTCTATCTATTCACGCCAGGCAATCCCCGGCCGCCGTTTCATTACAACTGCCGGACGGTGATCTATCCCGTGCTCGTCGGCCGAGAGAAAGAGAAGCCCAGGGAGGCCGAAAAGTGGCTGGCCGCGAAGTCGGCCGCCCAACAGGATGAGCTACTGGGGCCGGAGCGCGCCGAGATGTACCGCGCGGGCGAGATCTCGCTTGCGGGCCTCATAAATTCAGACAACCGCGTGCTCGATTTAGCCGAGCTTCGCGGGGTCTCTTCCAGTTCCGGAATCCGATAACACCTTTACGCGCGGGACGCGCAGCGGCGGGATGCCGCGAAGGAGCAACATGCCAGGAGTAAAACTAGCAGGCGAAGTCGCGTCACTCGACGCAGTACCGGAAGCCTATCGAGGCAACTACGAAGCGGCCGGTGAGGGTAAATTTCGACTCAAGGAAATTGAGATTGAAGACGTAACCGGTCTCAAGAACGCAGCCACGGCCAGAGAGAGAGAGCGGGATGCTCTCAAAGAAAAGTACAAGGGCGTGGATATCGCGGAGTGGACCGAATACCAGGCCAACAAAGACAAACTCGCAAGCGATACTGCGAAGGCGAAGGGTGACTGGGAAGCAAACGAAAAGCGTCTCAAGGATCAGCACGCCGAGCAGTTGAGAATCAAGGACCAGCAAATTCACTCAGCCGTTGCCGTACGGGATGTACAGGCGGCGCTTGTAGCAGCGGGAGCCACCGAGATGGGGCTTGAGCTGCTGACTGAGCGGCTGGAGCGTTCGGTAAAGATGGTCGAAGGGCAGACCCGCGTGGTTGATGCAGCCGGAAAGGTTCGCAACAACACCGACGGTGAGCCGATGAGCGTCACCGAGCTTGCAGCCGAATACAAAGCAGATACGAAATTCGCCGGGGCCTTTCAAGCCTCGGGTACAGGTGGAACGGGAAGTTCCCCAACTGCGGGCGGCGGGAAGCCGGGCGCTGGTAACAAAGTCATCAAGCGCGACGCGTTCGACCAGCTTTCTCCGGCTGATAAATCAGCACACATCAAGGCAGGCGGAACCGTTGCGGACTGAGTAAAGGAACGCAATGGCTAATAACACTTTGACCGGGCTCATCCCGGTTCTCTATGAGGGGCTGCAGATAGTGGCCCGCGAACTCGTGGGATTCATTCCCGCGGTCACGAAGAATTCAGAAGCCGAAGGCGCGGCAGTCGGCGAGGTGATCACCTATCCGATCGCGCCACCCGCGACAACCGGCGATATCGTAGCCGGGCAGTTCCCGGTTGACGACGGGGCACAAACCGTTGGCACCGGGACAATGACGATCAGCAAGTCGAAGTACTCACCCATCCGCTGGTCTGGTGAGGAACAGCTCGGCGTCAAACATACCGGCCAGTACAACACCATCCTCCGCGACCAGTTCGCGCAGTCGCTGCGGGCGCTGGTCAACCTGGTCGAGGTTGACCTTGCCGTAGCGGTGCGCGCAGGGGCTTCGCGCGCTTACGGGACGATAGGCACCGCGCCTTTCGCAACCGCCGCGAACTTCCTGGACTTCGCGAACATGCTGAAGATCCTCGACGACAACGGCGCGCCGATGAGCGACCGGCAACTGGTGCTGGGAAGCTCGGCGGTTTTGAACCTTCGCGGTATTCAGTCGAATCTGTTCAAGGCGAACGAAGCCGGAACGGATGAGTTGCTTCGCCGCGGCATAGTCGCCGCTGTAGAAGGCTTCGACATTCACCAGTCGGGCGCGATCGCGTCGGCGGCCTCGGGCACCGGCACGAACTACACCAGCGCGGCAACCGGCTTCGCGATCGGCACGACCTCCATTCCGATCATCACCGGCTCGGGCACCGTGCTTGCGGGCGATACCGTCACCTTCACCGGCGACACCAACATCTACATCGTCGCAACCGGAGTCACAGCGCCGGGCACGATCGTACTTGCGGGACCGGGCCTCAAGAAAGCCCTCGCAGCCTCGGCGGTTGCAATGACCATCGGCGCGGCTTCCACTGCTAACGCGGCCTTCCATCGCTCGGCGGTTCAGCTTGTCACCCGCGCGCCTGCAATGCCGGACGGCGGCGACCTGGCGACTGACGTAATCACCTTAACCGACCCCATCAGCAATATCTCTTTCCAGGTCGCGACGTATGAGGAATATCGTCGCCGAAGGTACGAGGTCGGTCTGAGCTGGGGCGTGAAAGTAAACCAGCCCGAATTCGTTGCAACCCTGCTCGGCTAACCACCGCGCACAGACAAGGGCGGGGCCTCACCTGATTTACGCAGGGGCCTCGCCCGGCTTTCTCACTTCGAGGGATTCACCATGTCAAAGCAGATCACAATCACGCGCGACGGCAGTTACCAGGACATCGACGCGGCCGAACTGGACGCGTTCGAAGCGGCTGGATGGACGCTCGCACCCGACGACCAGGGCGGCGCGGCCGTGATGCCGACAAGCCACCCCGCGTCTGACTGGCCGGGTGACCAGACGCCGAAAGCAAAGCCCGCGCGCAAGGCGCAGACACCGGGCAGCCACAAACCGAAAGGAAAGGCGAAGTAGGGCTGGGTAGTCAACTACACGACAGCTCGGCGGATCGCCCGGCTGAACGGCATGCGCGCGGGCAAGCCGAAACCCACCACCCTGTTTTCAACTCTGGCGCGGATGTTCTCGCGCAAACGGAGGGAACCATGAGCAGAGCAGGATCCATCACCGGAACCGCCGTCGGCCAGGAACTCGCGAAATCCCAGGAGCGGCCGCGCATAGTTCACATCCTCACTCAACTGCAGACCACCTTCGGCGTGCTTGATGCCCAGGGCAACATCATTCAACGTCTGCCGGTCACGGCCGACATAACGATGTTCGGACCCGCGCAGTTCGCCGAGGCTTACAACATCGTCACGGCGAAGCGGCTGGAGTTTGAAGCGCAGATCGCGAAGGCCTCGGCTGAGGATGCGGCGCTCAAAGAAGAGTTGGAGCGAGCGAAGAGTATCGCAGATAAGGCGAAGAAGAATTAAGAATGCCGACTCCTGACCTCACACTTCCGGTCTGCACTATCACCGGCGTTCTATACGACGGGGCAGGGCAACTTGCGCCTGCCGGGATCGCCATCACGCTGCAGCGCACGCGCAAGAGCGGGCAGGTTGTGCGCGATGTCGCCATCAAGTTCCTGACGACCGAGCCGGACCCGATTACCGGTAAGAACATCACGATTCTTGCGCCGCGGCTTTCAACCATTCGTCTTTTCGCTGAAGCGACGGCGGGCTCGATCGACTTCAGAGCGAATCCGGATCTTCAGGTACCCGACAGCGCAACCGCGAACTTAGAGGACCTGGTCACAGCGTCGGTCCAACCGGCCATCGAAGGCGTGACCATCAAGGATGAAGGTGTCGCGCTGGCTGATCTGATTTCCACGCTGAACTTCGTGGGGTCCGGAGTCACGGTTGTTGAAGTCGGCGGCATCGCGCAAATCACCATACCCGGCGGCGCGACGGGTCTCACACCGGGCCTCGTGCTGGTGTCAGATCCCATCACAGGCTTTGTGTCGGTCTCCGGAGTCTCAGCCGAGACTCTCGCGTTTCTGGACGCAACAAGCTCGATTCAGGATCAGATTGACGGAATCGAACTCACGCCCGGTCCGCAGGGCGAACCCGGTATCCAAGGAATTCAGGGAATCACCGGAACCACAGGCTCACAGGGCATTCAAGGCATTCAGGGAACAACCGGTGCCACGGGACCGACCGGACCAGCAGGGCCCAGCGTCTGGGGCGGCATCACCGGGACTCTCTCGACTCAGACGGATCTCAACACGGCGCTCGGGCTCAAGCGTGACGCGTCCGCAGCGACAGTCAACACTTTCAACACGAGAAGCGGCACTGTGACGCTGACTTCCGGTGACGTTACAACCGCGCTCGGCTTCACTCCGAAAGACGCGGCTGCCACTACCGTCAACACTTTCAACACGCGCTCCGGGGCAGTGGTGCTCACGAGCGGGGATGTGACAACGGCGCTCGGCTTCACTCCTCGCAACGCGGCAACCGCCATCTCACTCACCGCCGATGTGTCAGGCATCCTGCCCATCGCAAACGGCGGTACCGGCCTTTCAGCGCTCGGCAGCGCCCTTCAGGTTGTGAGGGTGAATGCGGGAGCGACCGCGCTTGAGTTTGCGACTCCGGCAGCGGCAGGCGCGACAGTAGCGCTAGACAATCTTTCGGGAGTCGCGATCAACACCTCTCTACTCCCAGTGGCGGCAGGGACAATCAATCTCGGCTCGGCGACGTTGCCGTTTACGTCTTCGTTCGTCGGCAACACCACGCAGTATGAAAGCGTGGTACAGACGGCGGGGGTGATAACGCATCAGGCAGCGGGGAGTGCGACGAATATCCACATCGCTATTACGCCGAAGGGCACGGGTGCATTAGTTCTGCCAACCGGGAGCGTGGCAAGCCCCTCGTTGTTATTTGAACTAGCAAGCACGAGGATTGGATTCTCAGGTGAATCTAATCAGAGAATAATCGCCACAAATAATGGAGTAAGCACCTTTGGGTTTAACGCGACGTTTGTTGCATTACCGAGTACGCATTCTTACGGATGGGGCAGCGGCACCGGCGTTGCGGCAATCGACACGGCATTCTCTCGGAACGCCGCTGGGGTCATCGAAGCCACTACCGGCACCGCTGGCACTCTCGGCTCCCTGCTCGCTGGCCGTGTCGTCACCGCGAAGACTTCGAACTACACAGTACTCACCGCCGACAAGTCCACGCTCTTCACCAACACGGGCGCTGCGGGCGGGGTCAACTTCGTGCTGCCAACTGCGGTGAAGAACCTCACATACGAATTCTACAGAGACGCAAATCAGGTTGTGACGATCACAGCAGGCGCGTCCACGACTATCCGAGTCGGCACTTCGGTCACGGCGGCGGCGGGCAACGTCACGCTTGATGCGGTTGGCTCGAAGCTCGTCATCACCGCGATTTCAGCTACTCAATGGGTCGGCGAAGTGGTCGGCGCGGCTACGTTCACTTGATACAGGGAGAATCGGGATGGCTACTTCCACAGTCTCAGTCTCTTTCACTTTCACCGCTGGCACTCAGGGCGCGGCGGATACTTTGCGGGATGCCGCGCTGCTCGACTACGCGATTGCCCGAGGGCTTCCTATCTATCAGGCGGATGGTGTCACCGTAGACCCGACGAAGGTTAATCCGGCGATCAAGAATGCAATCACAAGCGACGCAAAGGCCGTCATTGTGAATTACCGAGTGGCGCTTGCGAATGCCTCGCAGTCCGCTACTCAAAACGCTCTCGCGATGACTTGATGTAGAATCCCCGGCAGTCGCGGGCGCGTGTCAGCGAGCCCGTTTTCAAGTCAGCTGCGATTACAACGCGCTCGCAACCTTCCCACTAATTTCAAATGTCACTCACCATCAACGCAGAAGCCGGAAGCGCCTCGGCCAACAGCTTCATCGACCGCGACACGGCGCAGCTCTACTTCGACGGCCGTCTCTACTCCGACGCGTGGACAAATGCTTCGGCCGAAGACAAAGACAAGTCGCTCGTCTCAGCCACGAATCGCCTGAATCAAGAACGCTGGGTCGGGATGCCGACAGAGATCAACTCACAGTCACTCAGCTGGCCGCGCTACGGGGTTGCGAATGCTGATTACGACAGCGGCCGGGAACGCGGCACCGGCTGGGAGAGCGGGCTTACTTTTGACGCGGCGTGGCTTAACTCGGCGACTATTCCGGTCTGGCTTGAAAACGCGACCTGTGAATTAGCTCTGGTATTACTTGATGAGAATCGACTTCAGGATACCGGGTTGGAACTAATCGACCAGGTGGGAGTCGGCGACTTGAATGTGACGCCTTCGAAGACACGCCGGGCTGGGCGACTGCCGGAGCATTGCATGAGATTCATTCGACCGTATTTGGTGGGCGGCGGTGGCATGGTTCCGCTGGTGCGATCGTAGTAGAGTGGCGGCATGACACAAAAGCTAAAACCGGAAGAAGACGCAGGGTCGCTTGAGGAAATTCGCGACCACGACGGCGGGGTCGCTACTTCCGAACCGTACGGTATCAGCGTGCGGGTTGATAAGAGCAAAGTCGAAATGGAAATCGCGCGCGAGGGCGAACGCTTTCTTGAGGTGCGCTTCAAGCGGCGCGAGAGTGCGGACGCGGGGAAGGTCGTCGCAGTGGATGAAATGGTGGCGTGGCCCACTAATGAGGAAATCGAGCGACTGCGGGCCAGTCTTCCCGAGGAGCACCGGTTTCGGCTGGCCGGGCTTCGCGGTAACGCCTTTGTGGTGCGCGCAAAACGGATGGGCTACTTCAAGCCTCCGTGCGACTGTAGCGACTGCAGGCAGGCCAGAGCAACACCCGCGAATGTCTGACGCACTTACCAACGCAGCCGCAGCCGCGCTCAATGCCGCCCGCCGACTGAAGAAACTCGACCGGCCGCTCTTACTGCTCGTTCACGCGACCGGCGAGGGCTTCGACTATTCGACCATAGGAAAAGTACGCGCGGGCTTTTTGATTTCAACCGACAGCGAAGGCGTGAAGCTGGATGTCTGCGAGTCGGCCGACGCGACGCCCGCGCTGCTGGAGGCGATGAACGGTGTCGCGTTCGATGAGAAAGTCTATGCGATCAAGGGAAGCGATAAGCTGCGGCCACTCGGCGCGCCGCTGCGCTGGGTTTTTAGGTTGAAGCCGACTGGGGAATCCTACCGATAGTGCCCGTTACCTTCAGACGAAACGACCCTCTGCGCGGCACGGTCATAGAAAAATCCATCGGTGATGCCCTGCGTACCGGATGGGCGCCGCTCGGTGAAAAGCTCGTATCCTGGCTGAAAGAGAAGTCGCCCGTCTACAAAGGCAAGTATCGCGACTCGCACAAGTTCAAGGTGCGCGGAACGGGGCTCAAGACTGAACTCCGGGTGTACTCTTCCGACAAGCTCGGTAAGTGGAAAGACCACGGACGCGCAAGCGGAAAGTTCCCGCCACCGCCCGCGATGCTGGCCTACGTTAGATCGAAAGGTCTCGTCGTCGCAGGCAGCAACGCCCCTATCAAGACTCAGCAGAAGTCCATCGCATTCCTGATCGGGCGCAAGATCAGCAAAGGCGACGCCGCCTATGGACCCACACGACGCCCGAATTTCTATCCAGAACGAGTAGTACGTGAGAACCGCAGCGAGATTAGCTCGCAGATCAAGCACCTCTCGGCCGCGATCGCAGCGATGCTTAACAGGTGAGCAGCTTGAATTTTTCTGGGCACCCGAGCAGCCACGCACCGTTGCCGCGCCCTGGAATCACCCGCTTGCGGCCGCGCTGAAACGTTCGGACGAGGATGTGCATCCGCCGGTCGAAGGGCGGGAAGAGACGGATAGGGAGTTTCTGGGCTGGTGAAGTTACCGAGCATGACCGACGCCGAATACAAAAAGCAGCGCCGCCGTGTTCGAAGGCTGTCAAAGAAATGGGTCGCGGCGCTCGGGATGGATCGGTCGTGGAAGATCGACCTCCGTTATCACCGCGCCGGGCTGAAGGCGACCTCAGAAGACGAGGCCGAAAACTTCGAACTGGTGATGACCTGTAACGTTCGCTGGCAGTACCTGACGGCGACCATCAACGTGAACATGCTGGCGATCGTAGACCAGTCCGACGCCGCGCTTGAAGACGCCTTCGTTCATGAACTCTGCCACGTCTTCGTTAATGAAATGCGCGACGAATGGACGATCGAGCATGAGGAACGCGTTACCACACAGCTCTGCAACGCCTTCATTTGGCTGCGTGACGATCTGAAGAAGCGAAAAAAGAAACGTGGCTGACCAAGCAACTATCAAAGCCGCGCTGAAAACCCTCGTCGAATCTCTCGGCCTCGAAACCATCGGCTACGTGATGATCGACTCCAGGACCGCAGAGGATGACCCGGAAATCGCAGCCGTGCTGGAGTCTCTGCACCCGCGCCGGATCTGCCATGGCGTCAACATTTGTTTGCAGCGTCTCAATGAAGTTGAGACGTCAAACGCCTGCGAGAACATCCAGACCCTCGGCTTCAAGATTGAGACGTTCAAACCGTATCTCAGACGCAGCGTCGACGGCGTTACCAGTGAAGCGGCAAACGCGATCGCGATCTCAGATTTGGCTGCAGTGCTGCGCGTGACGCGAGATCTCGGGCTCGGGAACCTGGTGCGACACCTGCTGCTGCAGTCGACGGATGACATGACGATCGGGAGTCTGGACGGGACGGGCTCGGATGCTAGTTTGATTCACTTCGGCCGATTCGAGCTCAACGTCGAGAATTCAGTTTTCGTTTAGAGCTTTCTTGATCGTGTTGCCGGCAGTCGCGAGCGCCTCGATGACACGATTCTCCAGGTCAGGCGGAGCAATCGCCAGGCGCTCGTAAGTCGTGAAGCGATGCCCGCAGCCGAGGCACTCGCGCCGTCGTCTGTTCCGGGATTCGGACGGACGCATATCCAGTACGCGGCTCTGCCAGCAAATACAGTTCGGACACTTCACCAAGCAATTCTAATTCAGGTTCAAACCAACAGGAGCAACTTATGATCGCACCACGCGGCTCGCAACTTTACTTTCTGATAGACCCAGACTGGACGCCCCAGGCTGACATCGCGACCAAGAACTCCGCCGCGTCGCTCACTCGCGTCGTGCAAATGACCACGCGCGCAAACGTGGAAATCGACGAGACGGAAGATGAGGTGATGGATTGTACGCAGCAAATGGTCACCGACGTTGTGGTGCTCAAGCGCAAGCTGGAGCTGCCCGTCGAGTTCGACTGCGATGCCGAGCTCCTCGCGGGCTTTGCCGGCGCGGCGATGGGCGCGCGCGCGGGTAATAACCTGGAGATGCTCGACACGGGCGAATTCCAGCCGGACTTCTATACCGGCTGCATGATGTTCAAAAACCAGGCGGGCGATACCGGGCGCTTGTTCACCTTCACCGTTCGAGGCTTCACAGTGAACCAGGACGGTAAACAGCGCGTTAAGGTCACCGCGGACCTGGTAGGACCAGCCGACCTCGAAGCGGCCGGCCTGACGGAACTGCCGGCGTGCACGGAACTGATCCCGATCTACAGCTATCAATGTGCGCTCTCGATCGACGGCGTGGACCGAATGCAGGCCAACGAGGACCTGGGCACCACGACCCAGAAGTTCGGGCTCAAATACTCGAACAAGAACCTGGTACAGGACGACGCATGGCAGGCGGCTTCGATCGACATGACCCGGGCGGAACGGCACGACGTCGTCGAGAACAGCTTCGACTGGCTCGTCGAGGACTATCCAGGGGGCGCGCTATCGGTTCAGGCGCACGCCAACCCACGCGAGAAAGTCGAAGTCGTGTGGCGCGTGGGTCCGGCTGAAGAGAACGTCACCTTCACCGCCACTGAAGCGATTCTGAGAGCAAACAAGAAAGAGCAGGAATTCGTCGGGGAAGCGCCGCGCTCGTGCCTGGCTCTCAGTCTTCAGCCTACGCCAGTCGGCGCCGCAATGCCTTTGAGCGGCTTGCTGACAACCTAACTACTGACCACTGACTACTGACCACCGACCCACCAGGAGAAACACAAATGCCAACTCATTCGATTACGAAAACCTGCAACGACGGCGCCGAGACAATCGGGCGCGCGGTCGTCATTACTGCCGACGGGGCGGACACGCGCACAATCCCGGTTCCGATTTCAACGGAAGTGGCGATCTCGATAGTCACCGACGTTTCGCAGCTCAAGAGCTTTTTCATGATTTCCGATAAGAACGTCACCGTGTACCAGAACGCGGCCTCGGGCGGCTCACCTGCAAAGACAATCGTGCTGCTGGCTAATCAGCCGTGGGAGTGGAACAACCTCAGCGGGCTTACCAATCCATTCGGCTCGACCGATACGACTGGGCTGTGGGTTAAGAACTTCTCGGCTACTGATGCGGCGGTGCTGAAGATCAAGCAGCTCGTCGACGCTACAGTCTAAAGAGGAGGGTGAATGTTTTCGAAGTCGACGGCACCACAGATCGTCATCGTCACCCTGGACTTTGTCGAGGAGCTTTACGGCCCTGACCCGTTCTCGTTCCCCTGCAAGCGCTCAACCCGGAAACAGAAAGACAGTCAGGATCAGGCCGCTGCTATCGACGTGGGCACCAACGGCGTGGATTGGTTAGCCGCCATGCTGGTCTGGCCGCCTACCGGATTTCCGGACTTCCCGCTGACCGAAGAGCAAAAGGCAAAGGTGCTCGGCGATCCGATCGCTGCGGGTGAGATGGGCGCCTCAATCCAGGAGCGGCTCGCAACCATTCCCGCATACAAAGAGATCTTCGACGCCACGCCAACCGACGAGCGGCCGCTTCCCGATCGAGTGCGTTACTACTTCCTCGACCCGGCGCGCCTCGAGCTGCTCGACATGGCCGAGAACTGCAAGGAGCGGTACTACCGAATAGTTCTGCCTACCTTTCGTTATCGACTGTTTTAGGATCGTTTGTAAATTCTGGCTCGGCTACGCAACCAAGGTCCGCTCGATGTGGCCGGCGTGGGACTGTGGGCCAGGTGGCGGCAGTTGCCGGCGAGTTGAAAAGGACTGGAATGCCGGCTGTCCTAAATGCGAGCTCAGCGAACAGGCTCCGATCTTCCACGCCAACACGGAACAGGAAGTCAAACGCGTCTTAGGCAAGTGGCCCGATGGTTATGACTTCGTGAAGATGCGCGACCTGGTCGCCGTTGTCAGTAACGCGCAGTCCGCCAATCCCGATCGAATCGACCCCGATATGGATCTCACCTTTTCCCGCCTGGTCGAGGTCCTCCAACAAGAACGCAACCTCGCAGACCGGCTTGAGCGCATGAGAAGCAATGCCTAACTCAGTAGAAGTAACATTCAAAATCGACCCAAACGGTGAGGGCCGGGCCGTCCTTCGTCAGATCGACCAGGATCTTAACAAGATCGGCTCGACCTCGAAGCAGACCGGCGGCGCGCTGGATTCGGCATTTGCTGTGTTCAAGGGCACGCTGATCGC